GAATATAGCACCAGGATCAGCACCCGAACCAGGCGCACCAGGATTTACTGGAGCAGGTGGTGGAGACAATGGCGGTAATGAACCCGCACCTACTAATGCACCACAACAACCACCAGTACAATAATAGTTAGCCACTAAGTATTCCAATTTACTGGAACACTGGAACAGCTACCCCCCCATACATCACTATAATTAAACAATAGGGTTAATACACCTATGGATAAACAACTGTATCGTGCGCTGCTTATGTTGGTGAACGATAAGAAATCAATGGAACTTCTAGTGGAATATGCAGAAGCAAAGATTGCTCTGCACCATAAGCAACTAGAAGCCTCAAAAGATCACCACGACATTCTAAAAATACAAGGCGCTATTGCTGAGTTGCGTAGATTTAAAACACTTCGTGACGAAGTAATTAAGGGAGCTGAATAATGAACACGAATGTAAGACAAGTAAAAGGTGTAAAAACTCGTAACGGTAAGCCTGTCTGGCAAAGTGATGAAAATGATGAGCATTATTCAGAAAAATCCGCATCCTTTGAGTACGGCGATGGTATTCTGGTAACACCTACAATTGATCCTGAAACAGGTGACCCATATCAGTTGGATAAGCTTTTTGAGCATTATGAAAAGAATGGCCCATACGACATGTATACAGGTGAAAAGCTACCTGTATTCGAAGATGAAGAGACTGCTACAGAATATTCAAAGTGGCGATCAGCTAACATGTTTAATTTCGATATATCAGAACAAGAGTTTTACACAGGTGAATCTGGTTTGTACTCCAAGCAAGATGGTTCTGACACGAGTTGGGCAGATAAAAAACAGGACATGATTGATCTTGCGGCAGGAGCTAGGAACAAAGTTTATGATTTGTTTGGCATGTCTGAAGATGAAAAAACAGGCTTTGCGCTGGGCGGTCTAGCCGTTGCGAACAAAGGTATTACAACAGTTGAAGGACAGGAAATGGCTAAAAATAAATTCCAATTAGACCGTAAGAAAGCCGACAAAAATGGTGACGGTAAATTAAGCAAATATGAAGAGACAACAGGCGAAGCCATACAAAAAGCTATGGATGATGATGAGCTAATTGAAATGGCACACGGCGGCATGGCTTGCGGTATGATGTCTGATCCAGAAAGCGGTAACGAAATACCAATGGGATCTAGTGCTGAAAATGTACGGGATGATATCGAGGTAATGATATCCGAAGGTGAATACGTTCTCCCTGCCAACGTAGTTAAATGGCACGGTCTAAAACATATTATGGATATGCAATCAGAAGCCGAAATGGGCTTGATGAGCATGTATGATACTGGGCTTATCCAGTACACGGATGAGGAAGGTGCTGAAGAACCTGAAGAGGTTGAAGAAGCTGAAGACGATACTCCAGAAGCGGAGATCGAAGTCGAAGTCGCTGCCGTAAAGGTAGACGATAACCTTGATGATGATGAGGAAGTTGAGGAGAGCTACCCCAAAACATCAAACTTACCAAGTATAATGCAGAAGAAGAATTTCGCATTTATATCTTAAATAGGGCTACTCGCTACAGGCGACCCCCCATGAGGCAATAATGGCAAAATATCGAAGAATAGAAGAAGAAGACAATGGTCTATCTTATGCAGAAGAATTTAAAAATGAAAACCCTGCACAAGAGCCTGAAGTAGTTGAAGGTGAAGATACAACATATAAGAAAAGATATGGTGATCTTCGACGACACTCGCAGCAGTTAATGCAACAAAAAGATCAAGAGCTAGACAAGATGAAAGCTCAACTTGATCAAGCAGCTAAAGGTCAGATTAAGTTTCCCAAGACAGATGAAGAGATTGATGTCTGGTCTAAGAAATATCCTGATGTAGCAAAGATTGTTGATAGTATCGCACGTAAGAGAGCTAATGAAGCTCTTGAAGAGGGCGAGAAGCGAATGGAAGGATTACGTCAGTTAGAAACTAAGCTAACCAAAAAGGAAGCTGAACAAGAACTGATGAAAATACATCCTGACTTTGGTGATATCCGACAAGATCAAAGTTTTCATGATTGGGTAGCAGAACAAACTATCGATACTCAAAATGCTCTCTATAGAAACAATACGGATGCTAGAGCAGCTTCTCGTGCTATTGATTTATATAAATATGATATGAGTAAATCTAACACTAAGTCTAAGTCGAAGTCAGCGGCTCATTCTGTAGGTAGAACATCTTCATCTACACCCAAAGCGGCTGGTCGTGCATCCTTTTCGGAAAGCCAAGTGCAAAACATGAGTATGCATGAATACTCTAAGCATGAAGCGGCAATAGAAGAAGCTATGAGTAATGGTAACTTTGACTATGACCTAAGTGGTGGCGCAAGATAGGGTGTTGCAATGACACTTAACTAATGTTATAATAAAGGTGAAGCGGCAGAGAATTATACTTTGCCCTTCACAGCTTTTTGTAGATACGTCCCTAAAGACATATCTTCTGAGAGCTAAACTTCTCAACATCAGAATAGAGCCACCTTTAAGGTCTACCTCCAATTCTGTTTTTTTTATCCAGAAGAATATCGACGTTTAGTCCACCAGTGTGGTGAAGCCCGTCTGCTACTTAGCTGCAACTAACTAGTTTACGCACCTTCATAAATCACTGCCACTTAATTGTCCTCTTCGGTGTTTGTTCGGGTTTCGACCCCGCCATTCTACAAGGAGTACAACAATGGCATTTCAAAAAGCAGCAGGTCATGGCAACCTGCCTAACGGAAATTTTTCGAGTGTAATTTATTCGAAAAAAGTCCAAATGGCTTTCCGCAAGAATACAGTTACGGGAGCTATCACTAACTCTGACTACTTTGGGGAAATTGCATCCCAAGGTGATACAGTTCGCATTATCAAAGAACCAGAAATTTCTGTGTCGCAGTATGAACGTGGCACGCAAATAGCTGCACAAGATTTAGACGATGAGGATTTTTCTTTAGTCATCGACAAAGCAAACTACTTTGCATTTAAGATGGACGATATTGAAGAAAATATGAGTCACATTAATTTTATGTCACTTGCTACAGATCGTGCAGCACATCGTTTATCTGATCAATATGACCAAGAAGTTCTTGGCTATTTATCTGGTTACAAGCAGTCTGCATTACATGCATCTGCAAGTGCAGTAAATGATATAGTAAACGGTGATAAAGCAGTAGATACTGCTGGATCAGACGAATTGTTATCTTCAATGAAGTTAAACAAAGGTTCGTTTGGTAACATCACAACGTCTTCTGCTGGCGATCACTCGATCCCATTAGCGGCACGTTTACCAGGTGCAACTGCACTACCAACAGGTACAGCTTCACCAGCAATGGTTGTTGCTCGTATGAAGCGTCTACTAGATCAACAACAAGTTGATACAGCAGGTCGTTGGTTGTGTGTAGATCCAGTATTCATGGAACTATTAGCAGATGAAGATTCACGCTTCATGAACGCTGATTTCGGTGAAGCAGGTGGATTACGCAATGGTTTGACTTTGAAGAATTTCCACGGATTCCGTGTATATACATCTTCAAACTTACCAGCAGTAGGCACAGGTGCAGGGACTTCAGGCGCAGGTAACCAAAACGCTAACTTTGGTGTTCTAGTAGCTGGTCATGACTCAGCAGTCGCAACAGCAGAACAGATCAATAAAACGGAAACATACCGTGATCCAGATAGCTTTGCGGACATCGTTAGGGGTCTACATTTATATGGCAGGAAGATCCTTCGTCCAGAAGCTCTTGTTACTGCTAAATACAACGCAGCGTAAGGAGATACAAAAATGGCGTTAACTTCCCCAGTTCGTTTAGAGACAGCGACAATCGCACATGGTTCTCTTACAACAAACTCAGTACATGATATCGGTACAGTACCACGCAATTGCGTAGTCCTTGCCGCAGGTTCTGAGTGTATCGCAGCAGCTACTGTTGGCGGTGCAAACGCAGTATCATTAGGTGTGACAGGTGGTGACATCGACGCACAAGGTACTGTAGATATAAATGCTGGTAAAGCAGCCGCTGCAATTGTTACAGCCGCAAATGGCTTAACAAATGTAACGAATGCTGACACGTTGATCTCTGCTAAATTAGCAGGTTCTAACGCACCTTCAGCGGGTTCGTATAAATTCTTTGTAGTTTATCAACCTTTAGGCGCAACAGGCGCTGCTGAAGAAGTAGATCGTGACCGATTAGCATAAACTTTTTGGGGCTGGCTTAACTGTTGGCCCCATTCCTCTATCTAAAGGTATGATATGCCCAGCACCTATTTAAGCTTATGTAACCAAGTCCTACGCCGCCTTAATGAAGTAGAAATCATTGAAGGCGATTTTGCGTCTGTATTGGGAGTACAAGCACTTGTTAAAGATGCAGTAAAAGCTGCCGTTGCTAAAATCAATCAAGCAGAATTTGAGTGGCCTTTTAATGCTGCTGAAGAAACAGATACATTGGTGGTTGGTCAGGAAGAATATACCTGGCCTTCGTTTTATAAAATAGCTGATTTCAACAGCTTTCAAATCCAAGAAGATACTTCATTAGGTGTAAGTTTTACTACACTTAAACATATAGATCGTGATGAATGGTATAAGAAGCACCGTGATGCAGATCACTCTTCTGGTACTACAGGTAGAACTGTACCACGCTTTATATTTGCTACTCATGGAAATGGCTACGGTGTAAGCCCATCGCCAGATAAAGCATATACATTAAAATTTAGATACTACCAGAACTTCTCTGATATTTCGGCAGCGGATGACGTTACTCGTATTCCTGATAGCTATGATACGGTATTAGTAGATGGCGCTCTTTATCACCTGTATATGTTTAAAGATAATCTAGAATCTTCTCAGGCTTCCTTCATGGCCTTTGAGCAGGGTATCAAAGATTTACAAACATTATACATCAATAATTTTGAATATGTTCGTGACACACGGGTTAAGTATTAATGCCAGATCAAATACAATCCTTTAAATTAGTTTGTAGCGGTGGGCTTAATTCGAATGAAAATCATTTAGATTTATCGGATAACTCTCCAGGTGCAGCTACTCGTATGTTGAATTACGAGCCGAGCCTTTTTGGGGGCTATCGTCGTATTGAGGGTTATGATGAATACGATCCTGATTATGGTGAAGTAACAGTAGCAGGTTCGACCACAGGCCAAGGCAAAGTCCTTGGCATTGCTATATTTAAGAATGACGTAACAAGTGGCACAACTATCATAGCAATTCGACAGGATGCTGGTGCTACGAATTACAGCTTCTATTATTATACTGCTAACATTGGTTGGCGTAAATACACACTAGATCACTCAGTTACACGACCCATGACTGCTAATGGATTAACAGTTAATAGAATACGCCACCAACAGTTTAACTTTGGCAGTGGCAATACAATTTGCTTTGTAGATGGGGTTAATCCAGCGATAGTATTTAATGGCACTAAATGGAAAGAGATAAAGTCATCTCATTCTGGAGGATATCACGCTTCAAATAATACGGCAGGGGGCGCTCAAGCTTTAAATGCTCCTGCATTGGTAGATGTATTTGAGAACCATTTGTTTCTATCAGGACACGAAGCAACTAGAGCTGCAATAGCTCACTCTGCTCCTAATGATGCATACACATGGACATCTGCGGCAGGGGCAGGACAAATAGCTGCTGGCTTTGATGTTGTGCAGATAAAACCTTTCCGTGATAACCTATTTATATTTGGTAATAAGAATATCAAGAAGGTTACTGTTAATGCTTCTAATGCATTTGCTCTTGAAAACGTAACAAGTAACATCGGTTGTGTTGCTAGAGATAGTGTCCTAGAAATTGGTGGAGACTTAATGTTCTTGTCTCCTGATGGTTTTAGACCTGTTGCTGGTACTTCTAGAGTCGGTGATATCGAGCTAGAGACATTATCCAAGCCCATACAATCTACACTTGTTGATCTGATTAAGAACGAAGACATGGACGCACTAACGGGCGTGGTTATTCGATCTAAATCTCAGGTACGTTACTTTGTAACCAGTACGAATGGCAGTAATGTTGTGGCTGCTACAGATGCTATTGGTATCATTGGTGGGCTGACAGAATACCAAGGTCAGATTGAATGGGAGTTTGGTCAGTTACTTGGGATAAGGGCATCTTGTGCAACCTCAGATTATGTAGGTACAGAAGAGATAATTTTACACGGAGATCATGATGGTAAAGTCTATCGCCAAGAAAACGGAACGAGCTTTAACGGCTCTAATATTATATCTGTTTACGCTACACCTTATCTAGATTTCGGTGAAACAGAACAACGAAAAGTTATTCGAAAACTAAATACATTTATACGTGCCGAAGGGCCATTCGAGATGAACCTCGCAATAGATTATGATTGGGGTGATTATAATACGGCAGTACCTTCAACATACACTCAAACAAGTGCAGGTGCGCCTACAATTTATGCAGGTCGTAACATTAATTATAACGGGAGCAACGTAGTATATGGCGGTGCATCCAAACCAATCATGACATCGGATATTCAAGGTTCGGGCTTTGCAGTTCGAGCCACTTTTGTGACAGACGGACAATCAGAACCATTCTCGATTCAAGGCTTAGTCTTTGAGTTCAGTGCGGCAGGGAGAAGATAAAATATGGCAGGTTATACAAGACAATCTTCCGCTAGTATCGTTAACGGTAGTGCAATTACTGCACCTCCAATTAACGCAGAATTTAACCAGCTACTTGCAGCATTTCATGCATCTACTGGTCACGGTCATACAGGCGGTACGGGAGATGCACCAAAGATACCTCTAGCAACTTCGGTTTCTGGATATTTACCAGCAGCCAATGGTGGGTCAGGGGGTAAGAATAACTTTACCGCAACGAGTAATCCTGCTGTTGGCGATGATAGTGCTGATGGATATGCTGTTGGATCAATGTGGGAAAACACTTCCACAGATCGAGTATACATCTGTACGGACAACAGTTCTGGTGCAGCAGTTTGGCGTGAGCTAGTACAAGTTATATCTGGTAATGCTATACTTCCTGTAGCCAACGATACGATTGATCTTGGCTCTAATGGTTCACGTTTCCAAGACCTATTCCTAAGTGGCGGTATTTCTGCAACAGGCAATGCAGCCGTTGGTGGTACGTTAACACTTACAGGTTCTACAGCTTTAAACTCAACATTAACTGTTACGGGAGTGACTGCCCTAAATGGTGGCCTAACGATGGATAGCAACAAGTTTACTGTTGCAGATACATCGGGAAATGTAGCTACAGCAGGTACTCTTACTGTAACTGGAGCTACGGCTTTAAACGGTGGCCTGACTATGGACTCAGACAAGTTCACGGTTGCAAATACGTCTGGTAACGTAGCAACCGCTGGTACACTTACGGTAACGGGAACATCAGTATTCACGGGTGCAGTAACAGCCAATGGCGGAGTTGTAGTAGATAACATCACCATCGATGGCACAGAGATTGATCTCTCTAGCGGCGATCTTACGTTAGACGTTGCAGGAGACATTATCCTAAATGCTGACGGTGGAGATATTAGTCTACAAGACGGATCAGCAACGTTTGGCTCATTAACAAACAGCGGTGGAAACTTAGTTGTAAAAGGTGGGACTACCACCGCAGCTACATTTACTGGAGCTAACGTAGACTTTGCTGGTACAGTAGATGTCACTGGTGCATTAACGGCTGATAGCACTGTAGCTGTTGCAGGTGTTCTAAGTCCTGCTACTCACGTTGATATGCCAGACAATGCTAAAATTAAGTTAGGTACAGGAGATGATTTAACTGCTTATCATGATGGCACAAACTCTTACCTAACTAACGCTACTGGTGATTTAAAAATATCCACAGAGACAAGTGGTGGTGCAGTAACTATAGGCCACTCAACATCTGAAGTAACTGTTGGTGATAATCTAACAGTCATAGGTAACTTAACAGTACAAGGTACTCAGACTGTTGTTGATAGCGTTACAATGAATGCAGAGAATGCTATTGTATTTGAAGGCGCTACCGCAGACGAGCATGAGACAATACTTACAGTGGTTGATCCTACTGCTGACCGTACAATTAATCTACCCAATCAATCAGGTACACTGCCAGTATTAGCTGCGGCTAGTAATGACCAGGTAACAGCTACTCCTACTGAATTATCTATAATGGATGGTGATACGTCTGCGGTAAGCACTACACTTGCAGATGCCGACAGAGTAGTAGTCAATGATGCAGGTACAATGAAGCAAGTCGCCCTGACTGACTTTGAAACCTACATGGAAACAAGCTTAGATACTTTAGCAAACGTCACTACAGTTGGAGCATTAAACGCAGGTAGTATTACGAGTGGCTTTGGTGCGATTGATAACGGATCATCTGCAATCACAACTTCTGGGACAGTTAACTTTGGCTCATTATCAGATGGTACTATTACTATTACAGGCTTTGTTGATGAAGACAATATGGCAAGTAACTCTGCTACACTAATACCAACACAACAATCTGTTGAAGCTCGTATTCAAGAAGTAAATGCTTCAGCAAATAATGTATCAGGCTTAACTGCTACAGGTGCAGAACTTAACATCCTGGACAACGCTACATTAACAACAGCCGAACTTAATATTCTGGACGGTAGTGCTACTACTCAAGCCACAGTTACGCTCGAAGCTACAGACGGTGTAGTGATCTCTGATGCTGATGTAATGAAACAGGCACTGGTATCTGACTTTGATACATACATATCAGGTTCTACTAAAACTCTTACAAATAAAACTCTGACTACACCCATAATTACTACACCTATTATTAACAATGGTGGGCAGTTAAAAAATGGTACTACATCAGCAGGTTTCTTAGAGTTTTTCGAAGATGGTAATAATGGCACAAATAAAGTCACATTAATTGGCCCAGCCTCAACCGAAGATATAACTCTCACGCTTCCCGCAGCCGCTGGGATTGTAGCAACAACAGACGATGCAACAGCTTTAGCAATTGCTCTCGGCTAGTAAGGAAAACAAATGGCAAATACTTTTAAAACAATTACTAGGGATGTAGCACCTGCAAGTGCTGGTACTCCTGAAACACTGTACACAGTACAATCTGGCAGTACTGTTGTTGTGTTAGGTTTAAACTTAGCTAACGTACACACAGCCGCAGTTACTGCTTCTGTAACCTTAGTGAGTACAACTACTCAGACAAGTCAAACACAGAACACTACAGCCCATCTTGTGAAGGATGTGCCTATCCCTGTTGGCTCTAGTTTAAGTGTACTTGATGGAAAGATTAACTTGAATGTTGGTGACATAATCAAAGTTGATTGTTCGGTAGCAGATAAAGTTTCAGTTATCATGAGTTACATGGAGATCACATAATATGGCTGGTTACATAGGAAGCAAATCATCTGTCACACTTGTAGATGGATACACGGAAGCTGAAGCTGATGCTGAGTTTGTAACTAAAGCTGGCGACAGCATGACAGGCAACTTGTCATTAGGCGATAATAACAAAGCCATCTTCGGTGCTGGGTCTGACCTACAGATTTACCATGATGGGTCGCATAGTTATATTGCTGAAGGTGGGTCAGCTACTGGTTCACTGCGTATTCGTGGTGAAAATCTACTATTAGAAGATAACTCTGGGAAAGATTATTTAAACGCAGTCGCAGACGCACAAGTAGAACTTTCTCACAACGGCGTAAAAAAGTTTGAAACAACATCAACAGGCATAGCTGTTACACAATCTGGCACAGATGTAGGACTTCTAGTTACTGGTGGTAGTTATAACTTCCAAGCTAAATTTGAAAGTACAGACGCAGAAGCAAACATTATTATTGAAGATAGTAACAGCACTAATAATGCTAATATGATTGGCGTTGCTACCAATGATATGTATTTTGTTACAAACAACTCAGAACAACTCCGCATCGACGCAACAGGTGCAGTCACCATGCCATCACAGCCAGCGTTTTTAGTTAAACCTACAACTTCAAGCCAACAACTTAATATTGCAGTAAACCAAGCTGTAAATATTGTATTTGGTACTGAAGTGTTTGATCAAAATGCAGACTTTTCATCCTCCGCTTTTACAGCACCCGTTACTGGTAAGTATTTTTTTTCAGTAGGTATTGGAATACAAAATTTAGATTCCGCCGCACTTTTTTATGAAATATATATAAGGGCTAGTAATAGAACTCTAGGTTTTACTATAGACCCTGATTTTGGTCAGGATGCAGCTTATTGGCAGTTTAATAACAGTGGGCTTATAGACATGGATGCAGGGGATACGTGTGATATTCAAATATATCAAGGCGCTGGTAGCCCACAAACAGATATACGAACCGTATCATTTTTTAGCGGACACCTAGTAGCGTAACAACGGGCGAAATAACCCTATCTTAAAGGAGATAAAACAATGGCAACAATAACACTAACAGTAGATGTAACAGATACAGAGCAAGCTATCTTGTTAAACGATTTATTGAGCATCGACGATTGGCTACAGGCCGCAATGCTTGGCAAGAAGAACAACTGCTGGAAGCGTATGCAACAAGAGTGGACAACTAAGCTAATGAATGACGAAAGTTTCACAGACAGTATCCCATCAAATCAAGCTGACTTTGTAGCACTGGTTATAGCCCGTGCAGATTACAAGACACGTACACAACGTGATGCGGCAGAAGCAATATAATAGGAGACTTAGATGTCAGGATATTTAGGTAATCAACCTGTACCACAGGCCACCCAAACAAGGGACGCATTCACAGCAACTGCTGGGCAAACCAGTTTTGCTACACGTGGGTATACGCCAAACTTTCTTGATGTCTTCTTGAATGGGGTTAAGTTAGCCGCCGCAGATTACACAGCTACGAATGGCTCTGACGTTGTATTAGCATCAGGTGCAGTCGTTAATGATATACTTGAGGTTGTAGCTTACACAGCATTTGATACAGCCAATGTAACAGCATCATCTGGGTTTACTGTAACAGGTAATCTTTCAGTAGACGGCGGCACAATCAAGCTAGACGGAAACTATCCTGTTGGTACGAATAACGTGGCGTTGGGTAATTTGGCACTTACATCTATAACAACAGGTATTGCTAATACCTTTATTGGAAATGCGTCTGGAGATGCTTTAACAGAAGGACAATATAATGTTGGTATAGGAATGAATGCCCTTGGAGTTGATACTCAAGGTAGCAGAAATGTTGCAGTTGGTTATGGAACTTTAGATGCACAAAACTTTACTTCAGCAACAAATTCATACAATACAGCAGTTGGTCATTTGGCAGGAACATCAGTAACAACAGGCATAGGCAACACCCTCATGGGTGGTCTATCTGGAGATGCATTAACGGATGCTGATTTTAATGTAGCAGTTGGTTATTTGGCTTTAAGTGCAGAGACTTTAGGAAGTAACTCTGTAGCTGTCGGTATGAATGCTCTTCAAGGACAAAACTTTACATCAGCAACAAATGTTTACAACACAGCGGTGGGTCATGGAGCAGGTGCAGAAGTCACAACTGGCGTAAACAACACCCTCATTGGTGGTCTTGCAGGTGATGCTTTAACTGTAGGAACGTTAAATGTAGCAGTAGGTGCAAGTGCTTTAACCACCGATACTAAAGGTCAAAACAACACTGCGGTAGGCTATAGGGCTCTATCCACTCAAAACTTTACATCTGCTACGAATTCTTACAATACAGGCATTGGCGCTGATGCAGGTAAAGAGGTAACAACAGGCATATCAAACACCCTCATAGGTGGATTAGCAGGTGATGCACTCACTGACGCTGACCGTAATGTTGCTATTGGTAAAACAGCTTTAAGTGCTGATACAAGAGGTAGTCGTTCAACTGCCGTTGGATACCACGCTTTAGAAAATCAAAACTTTACATCAGCTACAGATACTAACAACACAGCAGTAGGTTATGTTGCAGGTAATGCAATCACAACAGGCATCCAAAACACATTTGTAGGTGGTTTGTCAGGTGATGCTCTTACAGATGCAGATTTTAATGTAGGTGTAGGGAGTAACGCATTAAGTGCAGATACTTTAGGTAGTAGATCAGTTGCGATAGGAAGAAGTGCTTTAGCCACACAAAACTTTACATCTGCTACAGATGTTTACAATGTAGCTGTAGGTTTTGCCGCAGGTCAAGACCTCACAAACGGAGAAAGAAACGTCTTTGTAGGTGGCGATGCAGGTAAACAGGTATCTACCGCAGATGACTGTGTTATTATCGGTTACGAAGCTGGTGCAGGTGCTACTCTGACAGGCCATGATAATACTTTTGTTGGTAGACGTGCAGGTAAAGCTACAACATCTGGGGATCAAAACGTCTATATTGGTGGACAATCGGGTTTGAATACTACCGATGGAAGACAAAACGTAGCGGTTGGTTACAACTGTATGGCTGCTGCAGACGCTGGTAACGACAACACGGCTGTGGGTGTAGGTGCGGCTTATAACAGTACAGGTGCAAATAACACAGCTATTGGGCGATCTGCTGGAGAAGAACTTTCTAGTGGAGATAACAATATGTTGCTTGGAAATCAAGCAGGTAGAACAGGTAGTCCGGGTGGACGAATAGATACTGAAAGCGATGATATTGTTTTAGGAAATGGTAGTATTAGTGTTGCTCATATACAGGTTGATTGGACTGTAGCTTCTGATGCACGGGATAAAACAGATTTTACACCATTAGATTTAGGCTTAGACTTTGTTAAAGCATTATCTCCTCTAACATATAAATGGGATAAACGCTTTAAATATGGTAACATAGAAGATGAAGATTTTGATCTTAATGCACAAACCCCTGATGGTACACACAAAGAAGATTGGTTAGACATCGGTTTTAAAGCGCAAGAAGTAGAAGCCTTAGAAATAGCGGCAGGTTATAATAAAGATAAC